TTATTCTTCTGCTTCCCCCACCTGCTCCGCTGCTTCCTGAGCTTCACGCTCTGCCTGCTCACGCTCCATCTTTTCAGCCAGTTCCCGCTGCTTCACATTCCAGACTGAGCCTTGTGGCATTTCGACACGCACATCGAGGCGGGTGGATTCCGGCAGGTCACACGGTTCACCGTCCTGATAGAAAATTCGCCCACCTTCCGGGGTGACCTCTTTCAGCCGCCAGTTCTGGAAACGTTCCGGTAAGTGCGCATGCTGACGGTGACAAGTTTCAATAATCAGACTGCCGTCTTCCTGTACGCGGTCATCGACATAAACCAACTCAAGGCCGTTATTGTCTTTCGGTACTGAGATGCCACCGTTTACTCCCCAGGCACCATCTGAGTTATAACCGAGAATGCCGGTAATGTGGTATTGACCGGTGCCGGTGCGGCGGACTTCGGCACCTTCGGATTCGTCGTTGGTTTCGTAATTACCGGCTGGGTGGATTTGGATAATTGGTGACGCTACTTTTATATATCCGCTGGCATCTACTGCTGTGTTGGTGCTGTCCAATAAATCAACCCATAAAGTTCTGCCAGCTCCGGAGTCTCGTACGACGACAGATACATGCCCGGTACCTCCGAATACAAATAGCCTCATTGCTATCTGGTCATCGTATTTGAAATTTACTCCAGATCCATATCCGCCAAAATAATTCTGCCCGACCACTCCACCCTGTGAGAAAAAATTGGTTGGCCTCGTGGTGTCTTGCATATCACCATCAGAGGCGAACGCCTCCCCGCCAAGGCCAAACGCCCCGACCTCCATAACATTACCATCTGCTGTTCCGACATTTTTCCAGGCCGCGGTTCCCAGGTTACCGATGTCCGCCTTTTTACCCAGCGCGTCACTGACAGCTTTCTCATGCGGCACTGTTGTTGTTGATACTCCGACTGATGATGAAAGCTGAACAACCCCTTTTTGTTCCGTGGTTGCATCCGGGATTTTTATACCATCAACTTTATCGTTGATATTTTTAATGGCTTCATTCAGAGCTTTAATACTATCCAACGTCACCTTCTGGCCGTTCGGCAGCTCAATTTCCACCTGCCCGGTGTCGGTCATCCACTGTTGCATTGCCTGGAGAAAGTAAACGATATAACCCTGATTGGCTGACATAGTGCGGGCCGCATCTGAAATGGTATCAGGTACTGTGGTGGCGATGGAGTATTTCGCACCGCTGAGCGTTACCGGGGCATTGAATGACAACACCAGTTCGGTATCACTGTTTACCGCGCGGATCATCATACTGACAGGTGCTGTGCCGTTCTCGATGCTGATAAGCTGGCCGGGTGCCACACCGTGAATGTTCTTTTTCCACTGTGTACCGGTGCCGGTCACAATCGGTGAACCGGCTTTAATGGCTATGGTGCCGTCGGTGTAAATCATGGGGTTTCCTTAAATTTCAGACGAAAAAAAACCGCCGGAGCGGTTATTTGGATTGAGCTATACGTCAGTTATAAATATAAATCGCCGTCGATACAGTGGGTGTTATAAATCCCCTGCACATTACCGTTATTTGTCCACATATCCCCCATCCAGCCGGAGCTCACTGTTGCCAGAAACCGGACATCGTAATAATTACCGCTGACATACAAGCCAAGCGCTGCCAGGTCGTAGTTTTTATTCTTGATGGAAGAGACGAACGTGCCGTAGTTTGCCAGATTAAAATAGGGAGTCTTGTATTTGGAATTACCAGACATTGCAGATAACAGCTGCCCTCCCATCAACGGGCAGTATTTGCTGGTATAGGTTGTCTTTCCATTCTGGTTACAAATTTGAATCCCGTATTTTGGCAACACGGATAAATCAGGATTGTGATCGAATAACAGTACATTCAGATAGGCAGGAACGTCAGTCCAGATTGAATTCCTGAGTCTCAACATTGTGCAGGCCTGGGATTTTGGTCTGACATAGATTGTATAGCGACTTTCGTTGCTGATGTCGTATCCGGGTATTTTAGCGCCGCCTCCCTTTTTACCATCGCTGTAAACCGTACCGGCCCACACACAGTAACCCAGCTTGGAAAAATCCGTCAGCGTTGTGACACCATTCATGCCACGAAGCTGAATGCCATATTTACCCGCAGCGGATTTGGGTTTTGGGGTGCCATACACATCGTACACAAAAAATTTACCATAGGGATCATCCCCCCAGGCAGAGTAATCACCGCATTCTGCATAAACATATATGTATGGTTCTTCCAGCCATAGTTTGTCTGTCCATAACTGAATAACTCCGGTCAGGCCGTAAGTTCCGGCGGCGTGAGCCCCCTTTTTCACCACAATAAAGCAATTGTAGTCGGACATACCGGGAACCACAGCGCGCCATGCTTTGCGGTCACGGATGTATTCCCAGACCCCTTCCGGCTCCACTCTGTTTAATTTTGCGGATTCATAGGGGAAATAAAACTTAAACTGCCCCAGTTTTGCCAGTGGCTGACATTGTTCATCGTCCAGGTAAAAAGGCTTTGAGCCTGTCTCAGGCTGAACATAAATACCGTACCGACTCAAGACAACCTCCCGATCCTGACCCGCAACACGTTGTTTTCATCAAAGACATCTATCTTTGCGTTATTAATTTCCATCCGTCCACCTGATGCCGCGCTGCGAACATCAAGAGTTCCGCGAAATGTCGCACTGTTAAATTCAGCATTACCACCCTTCGCATCAATCAGGAATCCTGTTTTACCCGGCACATAGTTTTCCGACTGCATTTTGTCAGTGACAACCACTTCATTAAGCCAGGCCTGATTAATGAACGCCTCACGCATAAAGATCTGTCCTCCCTCCATGTACATAAACAGATCCATGGATTTACTGGACGGGTTATAAAATGCGAACTTCTGAGCGTTAAAGCCGATAAGCGTGTTCACCTCCCCGCCTTTCAGCTCGGCCCCGATAACCATGCCGGCGGAATAGTCCTCACCGTTGTAATGGATCCGGACTTTCATATCGTGAACAACGGATGCTTCACCGGCGGCCATGTCCCACTGCGCGCGAATGGAGTTCTGCGCCAGCGCCAGACCATCTTCAGCTTTAACCTGTACCGCATCCAGTTTCTCTGCAAGTGCCGTTGTTTCCGTGACCGTGTAGTTGCGGACTTCGATAATTTCGGCTTTCATCGAACCGTTTTCACGCTGCCAGTAATTCCACTGCCCGTAAGCGTTGTTGGCGTTGTTGATGATGGCTTCGAAATCCGCGTCTGCCTGTGCCTGTAAATCTTTGATGATGGCTGAGTCACCCAGCCCGGCCGCAACCTCATCAATAATGGATGTCGCATCAAACTCTGCCACGCCGCGAACAAACGCTGTCCACGGTGACTGATTGCCAGTTTTATCCACCAACCGCGCGCGAAAATAAAATGCGGTACCGGCGGCAAGACCTGCGAGTTCGTGAGAGCGGGACGGATACGGCACGTCTGCCAGCAGTAACAGATTTTCACCGTCATTGGTTTTGCTGTACTGAATTTCGGTTTTCAGAGTGTCTTCTGTGAACTGCCCGAATTCCCAGTTAATTTTGATGCCGAAGACCAGCGTGGATGCGCGGAAATTAAGCGGTACCGGCGGATCCCCGACTTTACCGGTCAACCGGGTTTCTTCTGAATACCCCCAACCGCTGGATATTTCAGCCGCATTAATTGCCCGGACACGCACCAGATAACGCCCTGAATACACCCCCTGCACTTCAAATGACGTAGTTGAATTACGTAATACATTTATCCAGTTGCCATCGTCACGCCGCCACTGTGCTTCATAGGCGATAGCGTTGTCTGCCGGTTGCCAGGTTGCCCGCATGGTTTCCACGCTGATCCCCTGCCGGATGACAGAGTAAGAATCAATAATGATGTCTTTCGGCGGGAGCTGGTTGCCGGGAGGGATCACACTTATAGGACGCTCATCGAGCACAGCACCGGTATCAATGCGGTCGTATTTATCAGGGTCGTGTGCAGTGGCTGAGATGGTGAATGTGCCGTCGTCATTCTCTGCCACGCTGATAACACGGTATTGCTGGGCGTACAGCTCGTCAGACTCAACCACCCACACACATTCAGCCTCAGGCGCTTCACTGTACGCCGTGGTAACCGTGATAACGTTATCAGTAACCATCTGAATAGTGCGGGCCTGTGATTTACCGGAAGGCAGATTGAGCATCAGCCGGTCCCCTGCCGCGGCATCGGCTTTGCGGTCGAGGGTGATGCTCCGCCCGTCTGCGGCACTGACGCGCCCGCCGGTCACTTTTCCGGACACCCGCTCATCAGCAACCGCAATGATGTACCCCGGCTGCGGAATATTACCGTCCATGCCGACACTGAAAGTCACCGCGCGATCTTTATTGTTGGTCAGAATGCCCCACCGCCCCTTGCGGTTGGCTTCGGATTGCCGGCTGCAACCAATGGCGGTCATTTCCAGCTGGTTAAAGCCGAACCGTGATACCAGCTCCGTTTCAAATACCGGCTCCATAGCATCTGAGTAACCATTGAGCGGATCAGAATACGATACCAGCGCAGAGGAATAACGGGCTTTGCTGCTGCTCCCGGAATACCCGAAATTGCCCTCAATAACGTTGGCTTTTGTGTAGCTGTAATCAATATCTCGCGGCATATCCGCCAGGGTGACAATCTGATTACCGCCCCAGTAGGTCATACCCCGGAAGATAGCGGCAAAGTCACGCAGCACGGTGTATGCCTCGTTTCTGTCCTGCACGTAGACATCACACACATAGCGCGGCTCGGTACCGATGCCGCCCCTGCCGTCAGGTACCAACTGGTCGCAGTACTGTGCAACGCGGTACAGTTCCCATTTGTCGATATTCTGTATTTTGATGCGGTCGCCAAGACCGAAGCGATCAGAAACAACAATGTCGTAAAATATCCAGGCAGGGTTATTGGTCCACGCCCATTTAAACGAGCCGTCCCACGTTCCGGAGTAGGTGCGGTGTTCCGGATCGTAATTCGATGGCACCCGGATAACACGCATCTTCGGTTCACAGGTGATCTGCGGAATGCTGCCGTTAAACTGTTTTGAATCAAACTCGATATAAAGCAGTGCGGTGTGAGGATAGGTCAGTTTGGCGTCGATTACTTCGGTGTAGCTTTGCAGCACTATCGCGTCACCGATTTTGGCACTGTTGGCATCCGGAGTGATTTTACGGACGCGCAGTGTCCATGATGTAGCGGACTGAGGCAGTTCAATACGGTGGGTACGCTCATAACCTGAGGTGGTTTTGCCTTTGGCACTGCCGTCCACCGCCGTTTTCCAGCTCCCGCCGTCGGTTTGCAGATCAATAGCGTATTTTACTTCGTTGCCGGTCATATCCCCGTTATCTTCCTGGCGAAACAGTGATGGCCATTTCAGGCGGACGCGGACAGCGGATAACTGCGGGTTGGTGAATGCGCGAACCCACGGGGTATTACTCTGAACAACGGTACCAACATTAATTTCATTTTCAGCGGACGGCATTCCGGGAATATAAGTTTGTGCCTGAGTACCGGGGCGGTATTCCCAGACCACACCGCTGAAGTTCTCTGAGCCGTCAGCGTTCAGCAGCGGCGTGCTGTCCAGAAAGATATTTTTCCCGGTCAGATCACCGGCAAATTCTCCCTCACCGAGCGCCAGGAGTAACTTTGCTTTTGCTGTGGATTGTAAGTCGTCCGGCTGTTCTACAGGCGTGCGCGGGCTGCTGTCGCCACCTTTGCGACCGGTGATTGAGTTCATTATGGGGTTTCCTGATAAAAGCTGAGAGAGGGGTTACTGCTGATCTTCGACGTAGATACCGGCTGAAATAATGGCACCACCGATGCGACGTTTGCCGTAGCCTATGGGGACAGGGTAGCCCTGTGAAACGGTGTTAGTCGGGGAACCGAATGCGTATGAGGGTTTGTTTTCACCCTGGTCTTTCATGGCGAGTCCGCCTGGTTGTGGGGATAGCATTTGGATTACGCCGCCTAGTGCCATGGCCGCACCCATTTTCATCATCGCCCCGCCAACGGGTGAAGCCCACCCATACGAAAGCATAGAAACCAGCGCACCAGCAACAACCAAAACAGCACCAAAAATAGTTTGTAGCGCCCCAGCTTTTTTACTACCGATAATGATAGGTACAATGCGAATGACATCTCCGGTCACAGGGAACCCGAGATCATCTTTACCAATATTTTTCTTTCCACGAAATACCGCATAAGTTAATCCCCGCGCCTTACTTGTATTCAGGAATTGTTCAAACCCAGGAATAGTGCAACATAAAGCACGAATAGACTCCGCAGTGGTACTGATTAATCTCTGGTGCGTTTTACCAAAGGTTTTGCCGAGAACGCCACTAAGCTCTATTTTTGTCATTATTTCAGTTTGCATAGATCACCATTATTATAATTTATTTTCATGAAGAGATTAAAACTATTACCTTTGGAATCACTAAATTCAGATATAAAAAAACCCGCTGAGCGGGTCTTGATTTTAATTCAATGTAGTTGACCTGATGTCTATATTTCCATCCTGATCCGTGAATACTCGGTATGCTCTGCTTTCATCCGCTTTGATTGTGATATCGCGCTCCTGCCTTACCCTGTCACCACAAAACAACCCTTCCTTTTCAAATCCCGCTCCAATAACATGATTTCCTGGCTGGATGTAAAATGTAACCTTTTCTGCCGTATCAAGCTTTGCAGCCTTAATTCCATCGATGTATACCGTAGATAAACAAGCCGCTCCATGCAACCCGGTATCTCTGACTACTGTAATAGAAGAGCTGTACTCTGAGGATTTAATTTGGTACAAGAAAACTTGCTCACTTGGGGCTAGTTTTGCTGTACTTTGGTTTACAGCAGAAGTTGAACACCCAGCAATAAATAACACAGCTAATAGTGGAAATGATTTTTTCACTAAACTCACCTCTTAAATATATTCATAGCCATAATCACCAGCGTAACACAAGACATCATAAATAAAAGGATACCGAAACAAGAGATGCCCGATGATTTCCTACCATCAGGCAAGTTATCTTTTTTGTTTTTATGATTGTTTTTTTCAGTGGATTCATTATTATTTGATCCCCTGAATCTCTCAGTTGACAATGGCTTCTGTTCTTCTTTTAATTCATTTTTTGAATAAAACAAATTAAACATGGAAACTAATTTTTCTTCTGACTCATTAATATCTAAATATTCATCTTTTCCGGCAATAAAGTAGAGTAATTTACGGGAAGCGCAGACGTCACTAAGAGCACGATGAAAGCTTCCGATGGTCATAATATTATTATTCTCAATGGCATCAATCAGTTTAAACCACTTGTACCCACCAGTTCTTCTGTTTATAACACCCTCGTACAGGCTGTATAACTCCATCAGGCAGATGGTTTTGATTCTTGGTGTTGCTACATGATATTTACCGCACGTTTGCCGCAACAGCCTGTTATCAAATCTACGATTATAAATAATAACAGTTTTATTTTTAACCGCATCTCTGTAGTCCTGATATATCTCAGGCCATGCCGGGGAGCCCCTGACGTCCCAGTCTGTTATATTGTGTATTCTGCTGGCGCTTTCTGGTATTGACCTCACTGGTTTAATTAGCGTATCCAGTAATATTTCCCCATGCTTACCAATAATGCTAATTTCAATAATCTCATCATCAGTACCAAGCCCGGTTGTTTCGGTATCAAGAAACACAATATTTTCTGACAAAAGCGCCTGAGCCATGCATCTGGCTTCACTTTGTGATTTTTTACTCAACGCCCTTCCTCCGCAGATCCATTATCAGACTGAGCAAGGGTAGCGATCAGGTGTCAGATTGTCATGAATATTTTATGTCTCAGTATCATAACTGTGCGGTCGCGCCAGTACCCACCATAGGGAATGCGCTGACTCAGATGCCCGTATAAATGATGCAGGAGCATATTATCCGCTAGGAGAATACCTGCATGGTTTGCAACCGTTGCCTGCACCTGCATCACAATAATATCGCCGGGCTGTGGATCCTCTACCTGAACAAAGCCAGCCGCCTGCCAGTTATCGGCATAGCGGTTTTCGCCCTGCTCCCACCAGCAGTAATCTACCCGGTAATCCGGTAATGTGATACCGCTCTCCTGCCGGTAATAGTCCATAACCAGACCGTAGCAGTCAGTAAAGCCGAGAACGAATGGTCGCCCCACCAGCGGAAGGTCACCGCGTGGCTGAATGGTCCGGATATCACCTTCCGGCCAGCTGACGATGTACCACGGAACCCCGAGAGCATCACACTGCGCTTTATCCTGCTCAGAGGGCTGAGTGGTGGCATCAGGGTGACTGTGAACAATACCGGTTACCGTGCCCCAGTCTTCGGCGGCCACGTAGTCTTCCGGCGATAAGATAAAGTGATCTTCCGGCTCACCGGCGATATTGCGACACGGGAAATATTTTATAACGCGGGATTTTTGGGCGATCACCCGCAACACTCGCGGGGGTATTCCTGTTCGGCATGTGCAAAAATGACATCCTGAATAGTTTTACGCATGGTTATTTCCTTAATAACGATGTTCCCGGAAAACCACCGAACGGGATCGGATTGTTTTTACCAAAGCGCAGGAAACAGCCGGTGTTCAGCATACCGCTGCACTGATCTTGTGCGGGGTCATCAACCGGGTTTCCGTGTTTATCGAACCAACCATTCTGCCCGGCGTAATCACAGCCGTCACCGGATTTGTATTTGCCGCGAATGCACCAGGTACACATAGAATGTAACTGGCGTGTCGGGATCAGAACACCCTGTAAATCCATAGGACTGGCTAATTCAAATTCAACAATTTCACCGGTTTCTGATGGCTTGCTGTCAATATAGAAAACAGATACCCGCTCCTGTGTCGGATCCGCTGTCGGGTTACCGTCCGGAAAATTGGCGGCATCTAGATAATGCACCAGCGTGTCATGTATCGTGACTTTCGCTTTGAGCATATCGTCATAGGCGAGACACAGTGCCGTGATCGAACCATCCAGATTGGCAACGGATAATTTCGGTTGCGCGCCAGAGCCGGTTGTTGATGCTTCCAGCCCCTCAATATGCACCGGCCATGCCCGGTATTCTTCATCCTGCCACCAGACGGATTTAGCCGGCAGCTTTTCGGCATCACCACCAGCAGCCACAATTTCAGCTTCGGTGTGCGGGATGTTATAAGCATGAAAACGCAGAATATCCGGCGCACCGAATGCTGAGCCATCAACCTCAAACAACCGGACAGCGCTGCCCGGCTCCAGTTTTTGATAATCTGATGTGATCATGGTTTAAATGCCTGGGTAAAGGTGAGGGAAATGGAGTAATTATTGCCGCCCAACGGGGTCAGCTTAGGATCGTCACAGCGGTATAAGCCAAGCTGCTCCATCGGCGGACGCCACTGAAACGACCGGATCCCGCCGTGATTGTCGATGAACCGACGGATCCCGGTGATGTATTCATGATTGCCGACAAACTCAAGTGACCATTTCTGACTACGGGAGTTGATACCATCACCGGATACCTGTTCGTACCCGTCACCGAATTTAGCTTTCCGGATTTTGTAGGTTACTTCTTCAACGGGATTTACCCGCGGGCTCCATGTGAATGTTTCTATCATTATCGTTTCCCGTATACGGCATTCCAGAGCGGCGTACCCGGCCGCTGAACCTGTTCATTAATTGTGGTGGTGATTTCAGATTTGAGTTGCTGCTTAATACCTGATGTATCAGCCTTGTCCTGATTGCCCTGACCGTTGGTGCTTTCAAAATGAATATCCCCGATACTGACCGGCATATAAACACCGGCGGGGCTTTCCCGGTTATTGCCTTCCGGGCTATCACCACTGCCGGAGGAGTCCGTTGTTACACGAACACCTAAAGAACCATCGGAAGATCGCGTCAGTGGCATGATAGCTTCCGGTCCCGCTTCTCCCATAAGCCCGGCACCCTTCGCAAAGGCAAAGTAGGTCGGACTGCTGACAACCTGATTACTGTAAGCACTCAGACCGGGAGAGTCATAAACGCCGCCTTTAGCGTGAGGTGTTGCCCCTCCAAGAAAGTCACCGACAGCACCAATCCAGCCACCGGCACCGGACATAGATTTAATGCTGTTCACAATTGCAGCGTTAACCAGGATTTTCTGGATTGACTTCAGAATATCGACAGACCAGTCGCGCCAACTGGCTTTGTTACCGTTCAGCATATCGGTGATGTTATTCACCATGCCGCCCATGGCATTTTGCACAGCGGAAGCGGTCTGTTCTGCATAGTTGCCGCTCTCTGTTACCCAGTCTTCCATGCCCCGCGTCACACCGGCAGTCCAGTCTGACTGGGCTTCTTTTATCTTCTGATATTTCAGATTGAGCGCATCAACTTCCCGGTTATATGCCTCAGTGGCGCTGCGTCCCTGATCAGACTTCGCATAAACACGGTCAACCTGCTGCCTTTCATCATAATGACTGCGTTTGTTACCACCCATTCCCCGGGTTTTGTCGATCTGTTCAGCCTCATCACTGAATTTCCGGGCACCGTCACGCATGGCTTTCAGTGCATCATCCATTTCCCGCTGCTTTCTGACTGCCTCATCCGCTTTTTGGGTCCATTCAGCCAGGGCAACAGAGGATTGCCGGATAGCTTTGCTCTGCTCGTCCGTCCATTTAGCGCCGGATTCATGGGAAGCGGCGTAAAGGTCAGCTGCCTTTTCCCCCTGAGTGGCCCTGACCTTCTGAACCTCAGTGGCTACACTCAGGTCGGCTATTTTCCGGGTATATTGTTCTGCTTGTCGCTCTGCGTCTTTTTGCTCTTTGTTGTATGCACTTTGTGCGCTTTTACCGGCTTTTAATGCCTCACTCAGTTTTTGCTGGTTTTGATAGGCGGATAACTGGTTATCGATGTATTTCAGCCGGCTATCGATAAATTCCGGTTTATTTGTTAATCCAATATCATCTGCCGCAAACTCTGCCTGACGGGTAACTCTGGCTTCGCCGGTAAGCCCGGACAGTTCTTTATCCCGCTCTGATTTTTGAATAAAGTCCTGCTGTTTATCGCTGAGTGCCGCAGCGGGTATACGCATAGGGATACTTGCCAGCGCCTGACGATTAGTCAAGATTTGATTACCGGCTGACATAATACGGTTGAATTCTGACTGATCCGTATTCATCATCAGAAGGGATTGTCGCATGTTATTTTGCGACACCGTCTGCTGACGTATCAGAAAGTCACGCTGACTTTCAACTGATTTCAGCGCCGACTGAATCTCTTCAGCTCTCCCGCTCAGTTCATTAAGCCTGCTCTGCTCAACAGATAATTCTGTCTGTGCCGAAGCCAGTGATTTAACCGCATTCTCTTCACTAATCAGGTGGTTAATCAAATAACCGTTAATACTTGGTCCGGGTGAAGCCAGCATTTGCTGATATCCGGCAATGGAAGACTTAATTTCATCCACTTTTTGCCGCTGTTCATCAACAAGCCTGTTTTGTTCAGCCAGTGATTCCTTTGTTTTCCCGAAGTTATCAGAGGCTTCAGGAAGCGTCATTTTGCTCAGATTAATAAGAACCTGATCTATGGTTGCTGCATATTCACGGGCGGACTGCCGCGCCTGCTCCTGCCGTTGATACATCGTGTACCAGGCACCCGCACCCAGCATCACCAGACCTGGAATACCGCCGACCAGCCCGAGCGCACCACCGAGAAGACGCGATCCGACAGAGGTGACGTTATTCAGGTTGTTCTGCGCGATAGTTCTCGCGTTAACATTGCGGGCAACAGATGCCTGTACGGCGGCAAGCCGTTTTTCCGCGCCTGCCTGTGCGTCGGTTCCGCGCGCAGCTGCCAATGATTTTTGTGCCCGGTATTCCGCCGCTCTTGCTCTGGCAACGGCAACCTGTGTCCCGCGAACCTGAGCCTGTGCCAGTGCAACTTCACCTTTAGCAGCGTTTGCCGCACCGATAGTGGCTCTGGCTACACTGGTGGTCAGCCCGCCGAAATAACGCGCCAGCCCGACACCAATCAGTGCGCCGGCAACGGTGGCAATGCTGTCGATATTCCCGGCAATACCATTGAGCGCACCGGTCAGTGAACTTGTTGCACCGGATGCTTCATTCGCGCCGCCAACCCATGCCATAAAGGCATTTTCCACTTTTTGTGATGCCATACTGACTGTCTGCGGTAACTGCTCAAATTCCTTTCTGAGTTGCTCCGTATTTGTCAGGATCGGAACAATTTTATCTGTGGTCAGTTGCCCGCTCTGCGCCATTTCACGCAGACCACCAATTGTCGTCCCCATTCCGGCTGCCAGAAGTCTGGCTAACCGCCCGCCGTTTTCCATGACGGAGTTAAATTCTTCACCCCGTAACACGCCTGATGCAAGAGCCTGGCTGAGCTGTGTGGTGACAGAGCTGGCTTCCGCCGCACTCGCTCCGGATAATATCAGTGACGTGGCGATGGTTTCGGTTACCTTTGCCACATCACCTGACGCATAACCCGCGTCACGCATTGACTGTGCTATACGGGCGTATAAGTTGGTATTTGCTGCCAGTGAAGTGCCGGTACGCTGACTCAGTGACATCAGTTCCTGCTGTGCGCGGCTGAAATCTTCGGCAGACACCGAGGCAAGTTTCAGGCGTCCGCTTAACTGGCTCCAGGCATCGGCGTACCCGATCAATTGCTGTGTGGCGAATGCACCTGCCATCGCGCCCATAACACCGGTTACGGTACTTTTTATCGATGAAAGCTCATTATTAAGTTCGCCGATGGCGCGTTTAGTCTCACGGGAAGCCATTGCTGCTTTGCGCCCGCCCTGTTCCAGGGTCCGGTAATAGTTCTCCCCCATCCGTGATGCACGGGCTATCTCAGACTGAAACGAGGATGAATTAGCAGAGATTTTAATAATAAGTTCACGAAGCTTTGCCATTACGCATCCCCGTTTGGTAAATAAGATCAGCCCTCAGACATAGCGCCAAGGAATTCCTCCAGACCGTCACCTGCCGGAGTGTCATCCTGAGCACCCCATTTAAGCAGCGCGTCACGCAGACTGGTTTTCCCGCCCTGAGATCCATACAGCGAAGAAACGATATGTGCCGTCTGTATGTCGCCACGGATATCGCCAATCGGACTGATGCGGTCAAATGCCATCCACATGGTTAACTCACTGGTGCTCATGTTGCGCGTTAACTCATCCACTGTGCGCCCCATCCGGAGCGCCAGTGTCATTAAAAAGAATGTTTCAGGCTGCGCTACTTTTTTTCTGCTTCATCCGGCGTTGTCATTAAATCCAGCGCCTGTTTCAGCAGTCGGGCGTGGACCGGTCCGTAAATTTCCATAACGGTATCGGTATCGTCGTCACTGAAAACCCGCTCTTTATCTTCATCAAGCAGTACGTCAGAAAACATGACGACATCAGCACGCAGATTCCGCTGAGCCTGCTCTGCCTCTGATTTATTTTCTTCACTTCCGGTGTCTGTATTCATCAGTTCCCGCCATTTGAGCCAGGCGGCTGACGAAGGTTCCCGCAAAATAACGGTCGCACCATTCCACTCAGGAACGTTCACTATTTTCGACCGGAAGGCGTTTTTTGGACTGAGCGCCAGCTCTTTTAATGATAGTTTCGGATTCGCCACGGATTATTCCCCCTTTCCCAAATTAACCACCGCCCCGCCTTTAACCGGAACCGGCTTGCCTTTCATGCGCAGTGTGAATGATGCCGTGACCAGTCCACTGGTGGCTGCACTCCAGCTGTTCTGACGGACTTCCGCAAGAAATGCATACCCGTTACCTGACGGAAATTCCACTTTGAAAACGTGAATAGTGTCATTGTCGTAGGCGGCACGCAGCGCTTCCTGCCCTTCATCCGGCGACCAGTTACCGGAGATTGACACTTCGCCGGGGGAAGCCAGACCGTTGGTCATTTCCTGTTCGGTTGAGCAGAGGGTGGTGACATCAATATCTGACTTTTGCCCACCGGTATAACTGACCTCTTTCGCTGCACAAGACAATTGTAAAAACTCAGCGGCAGGGGTCGGGTTCACTTCAGTTGCAGGCAGTTTGGAAATGCTGATTTTCGTTCCCTGCGTTTTTTCATATTTGCTCGACATAGTTAGTTTCCTGTAAGCATAAAAAAAGCTGCCGCGGCAGCTTATGGGATGGGTTTTATTTATTGCCAGACCTGACATTCCAGCGTGGCCCGAAAAAGTGCGGTATCGGTTTCATACCCCTGCTTTTCGGTAAAACTTTCCGGAGAAAGCGGAATGAGTGCGGCAATTGCCTGGTCACGGATTTGACGTGCTTCATCTATGGTTTTCGCATAGACATCAATCTGGATATTCGTCATTGTTTCAGCACGGCCACACAGAACGTCACCGGTGACATCGTAATGTGAAAAAATACACCACGGTGGCTGAATATTCGGCTCATCCTGCGGTGCCACATACGGAAAAACCTTGTCCGGAAGCACGGGTTCAAGCAATGAGAACAAATCAGATTCTTTCATCCGCTCAGGACCTTATCGATAGCTTCACTCAGTTTATTCAGAGCCAGATCAGCAGCCGCATCCGCTTTACTGTCAAATGCAGGACGGATAAACGGCTGAGGTGCTATTTTTGATGTGCCGTTCTCAAGGAAGCGCCAGTAATAGGCATTGCGCGGATCATTGGCTTTCATGGAATTATCGCTGTTGGTTCCGGATGCGTTTGTTCCGCGAACATAAACACCAGAGGCAACTTCTGCTTTATTCCGGCTCCGCTGCCCACCGGTGACAATATTACGTACCAGCTTTCCCGTTCTGCGCGGAGCACTCTGCCTGACTTCGTCCCGCAACATAACCGCAGCTGCGCCTGTCGCCTCCCGGAGTACACGGGTATTTTCAGCTTTACTGAGTGATTCCAGATCCCGCGCAAGCTCCGCAAGCCCGGAAAAATCCAGCCCCATATCAACCATCTTTAACCCCCTGTTTGCACAGCAGCTCAAGCCGGGTAAATTTCACGTCAGGGATAGCCGACTGAATATCGTATACCTGATCACGGTACACCATCCGGCATGCGGCATTTATGTCAGGACGGTAACGCATCCAGACACGGACAGTGATTTCTGACATTTCCGCACCGGCAGTCAGTAATTCACGACCGCTGATGGGTTTGACTTCTGCCCATGTCGTTGTGACTGTGACCCATTTATTTTCGCGCTGCCCGGAAGGTAACTTGGTTAACTCAGAACGCTGGAATGTAACCCGGTGTCGTAATCTGCCTGCTTTCAATCCACTCATTCCAGATACCTCACATAAGGTTGCAGTAAAGCGTCAACCGCCAGCGGCAGAACCGTAACCGATTCACCCGTTACAACTGATTCCCGGTTTGCATACCAGCTGCCCACCAGCAGGAGCATGGCAACTTCGATATCGCCGGTATAAATCAGCGTGGTTTCCGGATCGGCGTTTTCATCAGCTTCACCGATCAGGGTGCGGCGTGTGGTTTTTTCGACCATGCGCCCGGCGGCAATGATGTAAGATTTCAGCAATTCATCTTCATCATGAAAATCAGCATCAAGCCTTACCTGTTGTTTTGCCCGTTCCAGAGAAAGCATTATTTCCCCTTAGCACCACGCTTAGATCCCGGCACAGTTGGTGTTTCCGGCTCTGGCTCTGGCTCTGGCTCTGGCTCTGGCTCTGGCTCTGGCTCTGGCAGAGTATTGTCAGAGATATCTTCAGCGTAACCTTTTTGTATCAGTTCGCGCCCGTGAAGTTCTGATGTTTCAATTTCTTCACCTTCTGTAACCACCCGGCTGTTGAAATAAAACGCCCGCAGCACACACATTTTCATAATGAATTCCTTCTGAAAAAAGCGGCCGTAATGACCGCTTGTACATGACCGAAATTATTCGCCTGCGCCCGCGACAGAGAAGTCACCGTAGATAAAGGCTTCCGGACGCTTAACCGCCAGCGCCAGACGCTCTTCACAACGGATTGAGATCATGTTTTTCTCAAAGTCATCGGCGTTCTCAGTGGAGATCACCACGTTGGTTTCTTCGCGGTCAAACAACTGAGCGCCGGCATTAAATGCTCCGGTCAGGAATTTGCCTTTGAATGCTGCCGTTTCCGTTGCCACAACCGGCAGACCCCACAAGGTTGGTCCGGTCAGTGCCGTCGGATTGGCAAAAATGTAGCGGCCGAGTGAATCTTTGGTCAGTTCGATTTTTGCCCAGTCAATGAAGTGAAGGACGTGACCGGATGCCGGGAAGCGGGCTAACTGCGCCTGCAGCATAGCAAGGCGCAGATCATCAATGCCATTTTGCTTATCAGCCTTGAATTCCGGTACATATTTCGATGCCTGCGGAATGATGCCATGCAGGTGTGCGCCGGAACCATCACCGAACAGAATTTCCTGTTCTTCGACAAATTTCAGCCCGTAACGCATTTCAGCATCCACCAGAGACTGTAACTGTGAGAAGTCATCCAGGATCTGTTTTGATGCTTTGAACATGTGCGCAATGGTGGTCACCGGAGTGATTTTTGTTTCAAACGCAATGTCACTGTAAGGTTTGGTGGTATTTTCCGGTACCACGCCTGCCTTATTGGTGAATCCTGTCTGCTGAACCCAGAAAATAGCCGGTGAGGTAGTTTTGCCCGGCGCAATAAGGTCACGGATAAACAGGCGCTGCTTTGGTGCAACATCAACCCCCGGCAGGCGGTGATGCTCAACGACACCATCAGCAACACCTGAAGAAATAAGCGCAGCCTGCACCGGGACAGAAATACGTTTATTCCCCTGAATGCCGGAATTGATATCTTTCAGTACTTCGGCTGAAATCAGCTGCTGCCCGAATGACTGCACCACTTTCAGTGCATTCTGCACCGGCATTTGTGCAACATGCTGCTCCAGTTCGCCCATCGCGGCTTTAATGGTTTTTTCGGCTTCACGCAGCGCATTCATTTCCAGCGCCATTTTATCAACAGCCGTTTTCGTTTCTGCGCTCAGCCCGCCTGCTTTCTGCGCCTCGGTCAGCGCACTCTCTGCTTTGGCATTAAAATCACTGCTTGCTTTTTCGATCTGTGATTTCAGGTTTTTCAATAATTCGTTTGTATCAGACATAGTGTCTCCAATAATTAACAGGCCGGAGCAAAGGCGTTTACCGCCTCTTCCAGTTCGGACAGGGTTTGTTGGTTTACTTCACCGGCAGCGCACGGCATGCCGTCAGGATCGGAAGCAGCGCCCGGCATACTTCCTGCTAAAGCTGAAATGAGTTTCCGGCGCTCTGAGCGCGGCGTGTTTGTTTTTGCCAACAGTGCATCAATTTTCCGGATAGCGGCCTGCGGGGTATCGTCTCCGTTTTCGAGCGCATCCGCAGCCAGCAGACCATCAGCAAATCCGTTATCAATGGCATCCCCGGCACCGATATAGAGCTCATCGTCCATCATCTGACCGATATCCTCTTCGCTCTGCCCCGTCCGGGCGGCATAAATACCCGCCATGGCTTTATCAAAGGGCTCAAGATCTTTTGCCAGTTTTGCAAAGTCGTGGCGGTTCCCCATGCTGATCGCCCAGCAGTTATGGATCATCAGGAACGACCCGCGCCCCATCAGTACATCGTCACCGGCCATGGCGATAATCGACGCGGCAGAGGCGGCAATCCCGAGGACATTTACAGTGACCTTTCCGCTGTGGGCACGTAACAGGTTATAAATAGCCAGTCCTTCAAACATATCCCCGCCGGGACTGTTGATGTTAACAATGACATCGCTGTCGCCGATTGCCCGCAGAGCAGCGGAGATACGTTTGGCTGATACGCCGTCACCCCACATATCTGCGCCGATAACATCAAGAATGGAAATGGTGTTATCAGAACCGGCTGCTTTTATACCGCTGTTCCAGTTTTCCAGCGCCTTAGGCCTGAGTTCATAGTGAACCGACGCGCACGGGCGACCCTCCGGCGCTGCCGGCAGGTTGCTTTTTTTCATGAAATTTACTCCTCGGACTGAGGTGGTTTTGTGGTTGGCTGTGCTGTGGACTGGCTTCCTTCAGGGAAAAGCCAGCTTGCTATTTGAGCCCGTAATTTTTCAGATTCATTGCCGCCGGGTTCTTTACCGAGCTGATCAATCGGGGTCAGGTTAAGCTGAACAGTATAGATATCACCGCCATCAATAGGCGGGAGGTTTTCAAGCCGGCGGACATCATTGCGGCTCATCCAGCCGTTTTGCAGTGATGTTGTGTAGTATGCTGATCGCCCTGCGCTGTCTGCCCGTAAAAGACCTTCAACCGAGAATTCAGCATAAAAATCATCATCGTCATTAAGCAGGCACCGGCTGATTTCCTGTTCAATGTTAATCAGCAGCGGGCGCAGAGTGTTGGTCAGAAACTGCATATTCATACCTTCAACACTGGACGCCCAGCTGCTCTGTTTATCCATGTGTCCGACCATAAACGGTGGCACACGGAACCAGCGGCAGATTTCTTCTATACTGAATGTCCGGCTTTCCAGCATCTGTGCCGCTTCCGGGTTCATGGTGACATTGTTGTATTTCATGCCACCTTCCAGAACCATTATCTTTCCGGCATTTTTGGAGCCAACGAACTGCTGAATATATTTACGTATCCGTTCGCGCTGGTCACTATCCAGAGCCATTTCCGCAGATAAAAATCCGGAACTTTGCAGCCCGTTTTCAAATATCTTTGCCGCAGACTCTTCAACCGCCATTGCCGAACCAATCACATCACGCCCGAGCTGCACCGGGATCATGCCGCAGATACCATCCATCCCGAACCCACGTATGTGCATCATGGATTTCAGCGGGATGGGTCGCTTTGTCTGCGTCAGCGGGTCGGTATACTCATATTCAAGTGTGCCGGATTTACTGCGCTTCACCACCATGTTTTGTGGTAACAACGGATGCAGCGCCACCAGGCGGGAGCCGATATAACGCTTTTCGATAAACCCGTTTCCACGCAAACAGACACTGGCAACCACCATCAGCATAAATCGTGACGGGGTCATTTCTGCATTGGGTTGTTTACAAAGAAGCCGGTAAACCGGATGATCTTTCGCCAGCGCCCGGGAGCCGTCACTCTGACTTTTATATATCTTCAGGGGCAGCGTGGAAATTGACTCACTGAGCAACCGTACACAGGACCATACCGCCGATAACTGCATTGCTTTGTCTGCTGTGACCACTTTCCCGCTGCTGCTTGTTCCGCTCCATTCCTGCCAGAATTCTCCGGACGTTAAGTGGACAGGCACACCCAGCCAGTTAAGCAGAGCACTTCGGATGCGCCCGGGTTGCTTGTTTTGCTTCATTAAATACCTACCATGATTGGGTTATCGAGGAATCCGGAGAGGTCTTGTTTATCTTCCCCGCCATTGACCATCTGGCGGCTCTTCGCGGTAAACATCGCGAACGGGCCGTCAATTTTGTTTTCCGGTGTGGATTTGTTCGGGAAAATGTTGTCGTTTTTGTCCGGTTTTACGGTGACGTTGGACATCATCCACGCCATCATCGGATTGTGATCGTGATGAAATTTACCTGAATAAACATCTGCCTGAACCGTTTTCATGGATTCAGACATGTTTTTCACCGTCTGCGCGACTTCCACCAGCGGAACACCTTCTTCCGCCAGGCGGCGTGAAAACTGAACCGCACTCCACGGGTCAAAACCCAGCTCGCGCACGTCCTCACCTTCACACCACGCCATGATGTCTGACTTGATGATGTCATGATCGATAACTTCACCGTCCGTCAGTTCCAGGCATCCCGCCGCCGCCCATTTCCGGTAAAGTTCAGCGATATGCTGCGGAGCGGTTTCAATCCTGCCATCCGGCAGCCAGAACTTACATTTTGTGTGTGTCTGTCCGCGCGGATCTTCATAGATTTTTATCGCGGCGGCCACGTCGATTTTGTTTGCCAGGTCAACACCGACCCAGACCGGATATTCTTTCAGTTCATCATCAGGCGCGTTCTCCGGGCAACTGTCCCATTTGCCTGCATCCATCCAGATGGATTCTGCATTAACCCATGTATTCAGGTGTTTGGTTAAAAAGTTCGGGCGGGCCGCTACCTGCTCTTTGGCTTTTTTCGCCAGGCGGCGCATATCGTCAAAGCGTTTGCAGACTCCCAGCCCGGGATTGGCTTTTATCCAGATGCTTTCATCAAAAGGATCATCATCTTTGTCCGGTGTATAGACAGCGGCGAAAAAGGTGTCATCCTCAACAACACCGCGTAACACCTTGATGGCGTAATCCCGTAGCTCGTAACAAATCCCTTCCCGGTTAAAACCGGCGGTCGTAATGGCAAATAACAGTGACTGAAGACGCGCGCCTGTCGCGGTTTCCAGTACATCCCATACGTCACGGGTTCGGTGTGCGTGAAGTTCATCCACGATGCCGCAGTGAATATTCAGACCGTCGAGGTTATTCGCATCACTGGAAAGCGGTTCAAACTTGGATGCGGAGCGATCCTGGTAAATCGCCAGCTTATTGAATTCAAACAGGCGTCCGAGTGACGACTTCGCCTTTTTGACCATGTTTTTAGCATCTTCAAAGACGATACGCGCCTGGTCCCGGGTTGTGGCAGCTGAGTAAACCTCTGCGCCGCCCTCACCATCAGCGCCGGTCATGTACAGCCCGATGCCGGACGAGAGTGTGGATTTGGCGTTTTTGCGTGCGACTTCGTTATATGCGGTGCGGAACCGGCGAACCATAATGGGATCACCGTCATCGTCACATTTTTGCTCACCGCTGAGCTCGTCAATCAGCGGGATAACAAAGCCGAAAATGTTAATCAGGATAAAAACGTGCCAGGGCATTAAGTCAATCGGTTTGCCTGCCAGCGCTCCTTTTACGTGCGGAACAAACTGATAAAAATCCAGAATATGCTGGGCGCGTTCCTCCATGAAATAGATACCACGCTCAGGGCCGTGCTCTATATCATCAAGAAACCGCTGACACGCCAGGTGGATCAATTCGCCCGCAACTATTTCCCCGGCAATCACCTGTTCGGCGTACCTGAAGCCATCCGTTACGGTTGCCATTCATCATTTGCTCTTTTTAAGAAATGCCTCGAAAGGGTCTTCTTCGGCTGGTGTGTTAATAGTGACCTTGGAACGGGCGGCAGGGGTCATACCAAATTCACCGAGCATTGCCCGGATGCGTTTCCATGCGTCAGCTTTCATCGCTGCCACCGGATGGGCTTTTATCAGTGTGCCACCTTCACTTTCGGTGGTGTAGGTGTAGCCGCTTTCATCCAGAGTATCGCAGTGCTGCCGGTATTCGGTGTATGCCTCGATCAGCAGTTCCAATGCCTTGGCATCCATCGAACTCATGACTCCCATTGCGTCAAGCTCTTCACCGATCCGCTTAAACCAGTACTTCCCCTGCTTGGTAAAATGCTTCGGAACAGGGGGTACCCCTGACGGGGGCTTCGGCTCTTTTTTGTTGATCGGTCGTTTCGATGGGTTACCCCTGACCAAACGCAGATGTGACGGGGTTTTCGGTGGTCCCGACATAATAGTTATCTCCTATTAATACATGCTTGGGGATCCCCAAAAAAAGTTTTCTAACCTGCGGCGATCTGAAGAAGGGTAAGGCGGCGGTACTCTATAGCGAGAGTGGCAGGGATTAGACCCGCCCCTCCCCTGTGGTGATTGCTTGTCCTCTAAGGGTGTCCACTTTAACCGACTCCCTTTTGTCATCTTCAAGCCATGCTTCTGCTCGCTTAACACCACTGAAATACATCCGATCAGGATTAAGAAAATTAAGCAGCATGTCATGGGTTACCCTGATGAACTGTTGTGTATCTGTTGCATGGCGCCGCGGGTCATTGTTAAACCCCCAGCGAGCGAGGTAATCCAGACGATAGAGTATATTGTCTATCTCCACATCAACCATGCGTATGAACCAGCCTGGAGCTTGCTTACCTGCTGCCTTAATGCGATTCAGTCTGACCTGATCCATGCGAGGATGGGTGCTGATATAATCTGCATAAGCTTTGGCAAACAGCGCGGCTTGGTATTCATTCTGTGATTCGGGTAAATCCGGAAGTGTCATAATATTTCCCTACGGATGCTCTGAGGTAACATACTGTTAAACGATGGAATCAATCAGGGTGTAAGTTAAACTTACTCCCCTTCACTTGCTGCAAGCCATTCTCGCGCTCGCTTAACGCGAACTGGGTGCACCCGTGATGGTTTTATGAAGTTGTGAAGCATCTCATCGACTCTATATATACGCACTGAAGTATCGTGCGCCATCCTGCGAGGATCCGTGCGACAAGGCCACTCACGGAGAACGCTTATATTGTATAATATACGACCAATTTCCATATCTGCTATACACAGAAACCATTCTGGAGCACCGTGCCCTTCTGCATGTATTCGCCTTTGCCTTAATTTACTTAACCGCTCACGCTCTATGTGGTCAGCATATTCCATGGCGTAAGCTGCTCTTTGCTCTTTTGTTTTCCCTTCAGGAAGGTCAGGTATCATTATCGTGTTCTCTCCGTTGCCGTCTTGCGGTAGTGACAAGGCCAGCAGAGGCTTTGTAGGTTGCTCTCTGCATCGGTACCCCCATGTGCTTTCGGGGTAATGTGGTCCACTGTCTTGGCCTCAGTCGCACGACCGTTACGCAGGCACTCCTGACATACATGCTTATCTCTGCTTAGTATCACCAGTCGGAGCCTGTCCCACTTAGTGCCGTACCCGCGTTCGTGGCGGCTCTTGCCCTGCTGGTGATTCTCCCAGCCTGTATTGATGTGCTCATCACAGTAACCACTGCGATCAGTTGTTGTCTTTGCGCAGCCACGTTTACGGCATGCGCGGGGTATGCGTGGTGGCATATCTATCTCCTTAACCAATTAAAAAGCCCACTCAGTAAACAGGCTTTGTGATGGGTTATTGCCGTCTCTCCGGCTGTCACGCCTCACTGCTCCGGTAGCTGACGTTGCTGCCCGTATCGGTAATCACACCGTGGATTCGTTGTTTTTGATTCTCCCCGCGCACTCACCGTGTAAGGTGTAGCGGGTCATGGTTAACACAAGGAGACAGCGACAACGCGGCGCATAAAAAGCCCACTCAGTGAGCAGGCTTCGTGATGGGTTATTACTTCCGGCTATCCAGGCGATTTTGCAATTTAGCGTTGGCATCCTGCATCTGTTTGATGATTCGCTCTGACTCTTTCGTGTGCTTGCGATAAACCAGAGCACCGGCGACGAAGCCAGCTACTGCGGTGATGATAGGGATAATGATTTCTGTCATGTTGCCACCTGTTATAAAAAGCCCCGCTATTTAGCGAGGCGTTGTTGTTCATATAGGGATAGCATTTTCTTAGTGGCTTCGGTTATTTGGTCTCCGTACCACTCACTTTCTTCCCTCGGTTGCTTTTTATCTCTGGATAACAGCTCTCGCCGGTTGATTGCGTAGTTGTGCGCCAGCCGTAATATTTCGCACTGAACAATCGGGTCTAAATCGCCAATATTCATTTCATCACCTGCTGTTGTTGCTCAATCTCCCGTATTGCCCGCTTATCGTGATTGCAGTTGGCGATGTATTTCATTGCATCAGCCAGTAACTCAACTGCACCGCCGAACGTCAGATCATCCGGTATCACCACCTGCTCACAATCAGCCGTCAGTTGTGGCGGGATCGGCACCACCGGCGCGGGCACGAATGTCTCTTTCGTATTGCTGCAACTTCCCAACAATGCCAGGGGAAACAGGAGTAACAGCGCACTCACTGTCTTTAAATTCCGTTCTGATGCCGGTTTTAATTTTGACATTCTCCGTTCCCTCTGTTTCTTTGGCTTTGATGTTGTCGAGAGCCACACGCTGGTTGATAGCGACAGCTGACAGGGTGATGTTATTTACGGCCGTCAATGCAGAGTGCTTATCTTTCAGTGCCTGGTAGTTATCTTTCAGTCCACCATACAGATGCAGGATAAGCAGCAGGCTGACAGCCAGTGCTCCGCAAACGCCTAGCCATATCTTCGTTGCGGTGCTCATGCCGGAATCTCAACATGAGGCGCATCAATGAAACGGGTTTCAATCGGCAGTGATGGGTCATTCTTCCAGTTGATGCCGAACCGGAGCTTTACACCCAGCTCATCAGCAGCCTGTTTAACTGCTTTCAGCAGTGGCTTGAATTCTTCAATCTGCCACTTGGTGTTAACTGGGATAATGTCTACTGCATGGCCGGTCAGATGTCGGCTTTTCATGGTCTGTGATTTCTTCTCAGCGACCAGTTGCTTTTGCCGTGCCTCGGTGCGTACCCCCTCAATGACAATGAAATCGACTGGTGTAATTTCCAATGTCCGGCGGATAACTTTCACCAGGTCAGGATTGACGCCTTTCAGGTTATCTTCACTGCGCTTACTGAATCTGAAGCTACTCATTATTTACTCCCGCTTTACCTTTGATCATGCCGCTTACTTTCTCTACGCCCCAGTACCCGATCATGACGCTGGTGATATAAGCCAAGTCTTGATTCAGCCCCATAAAAGCCAGCAGGTCTTTAGCGAACCACCCGAGGACTGCACACAGAACAGCGTCCAGTAGTGTCTTCTTCCATCCGCCGCCGTTATACATCCCGCGCAAGCCAGCAACTAAACCAGCTAGGGCAGCAAATACACCTTGGTCTTTATACTGATAAAGGTAACTTAATATCTGATCCCACAAATCAGGGGTATTGTTCATATGTTTCATACTCACCCCCTATAGTGGGAGGAATTTAGTTAATAGGGTGCCGCGCACAGTATCTCTGCGATGATTACGTTTGTTTGTTCAGGATTCTGTGGCGGCTTGTTGGAACCATTGCGAGGATTACCTCGATATGGTGGAAACGAAAAAACCCTGCTGGTTGGCAGGGTTCTTTGGAAATGATCATAAGTTGATCATTTGATTGATCTTTTTTTGTTCGGTCAGGTATAATAACCGAATATCTTGTGTTCTTGTCGAAGAGAATGCACTAGATATAGAAGCGCCCCTGTGTAGTTTCGAGCTACAGAGGGGCATAACAAAACTGCAGGGTGTTACATGTGATCACCTTTTCAGTCTAGTTTACATGGTGATCTGTGTAAAGCCCTGAAATTCATACAGGGTTTTAATTGATGAACAAAAATATCTGTAAACACGCTCACCGATACGACCATTCATTTTTGTATCTGGCTGATAATCAAGGTCAGACAGGACGACACAAATGCTCAGGATGTGCATATGAATTAGGTCGGCATCACGCTCTCGTTGGAGCACCAAAAGCACAAAATGACTCTGTTTTGGAAAACACCCCAGATAGTCAGGCAGGAGCAGTGCGTCATAAAGATGCTTTTGAGGCATATACCCTCGGGTACGATTCTGTAATCGGTGCAGCAATGAAGCGAATCGCGTAAACAGAAATAACATCAAGGCTACTTCGGTAGCCTTTTTTATTGCCTAAAGGCCGCACAGGGCGACCGCTGGAATACTGTTCTGCATTTGATTAATAATCAGCATAACTTATTGTTTGTATTTTAATATTAATGTTCTGCATCATTTTATTAAAATTGCGGTGCAAATCTAGAACCCATCATCTACCGGTCGTGGTTTTTTAAGCACCCTGAACCGCTCAGTCTCGGCAATAACCAGCTCGGTATCGATGAACCTCTGCCGGTCACGAACCTCTTTGATGCTCATGCCGAATACTTTTCTGTGATTGCCGCACATCCAGCAACCACACAACGCGGGGGTGCGGTAACACATTCCGATGTTGCGCTTAGTGGCGCGTCCGGCGTTGCAATATTTGCTGCGCTTGGATTTGAGGCGCTTCTCGTGATGGCGTCTTATTGCTTTACTTCGCATTAATGACTCCGTATTTCAGTTGTTCGGAATAGACAAACATGTGAGTAGTCAACTCTTGGTTGACAACTGATGCGAACTATCCGGAAACTCCGGAGAGTTGAACCTGTAAGCTATCGCGGTGTATCTTCATTATGCTGATTTATGCATGACGGACATAGAACTACTGCCATTCTTGCCATAACTACTGCTTGCTGAACAGCCGCGTGATCTCCCCAGTAGTATCCAACATACACTGTATCTTTTGCCTGTTGTAGTTTCGGGCATGCCTTTTTATGCAGAACAGAACAAGTATCACTGCCCGATAACGTCAAAAAATAATCCATATACCCCGCCTGTTATTCTTTTGTTTATATAGATATGAATAACACCTTAGCAAGGATTTTAAAAATTAGAAAAACTGCTGATTTCAGTCTGAGTCTGCTCAAACCGCTCCGCCGCCATCTCTACACCCACCAGTCGCCCATTTCACAGCATGGAACTTGAATTGTGAAGGTGGGCACTGATTTCCCACATGAGGCACCAAGTCATACCATCCTGTATCCTATCAGGGATACCAGTCAGTCTTTCAGGTAGCAATTAAGCACACTGTATCTAAGCAGCCGTCAGCCCGGCATTCATTCACAATGAAAACCCCATTCGCTTTAACGCCGCCGCGTGCAAGACGGTAGCTGGTAAATGGAGTTTTCATTGCAGATATAAAAAAGCCCACCGAAATGAGTCTCGCTTCCTAGATAACTTCTCACAGGTGAGCAATAATACCTTACATTTGGTCGCGAAAAATAAAACCGGAGAGAAGAACATGTATAAGAATATACTGGTACCGATTGACACCTCGAATAAAGCGCTGGTTAACCATGTCATCCCTCACATAGAATCTCTTTCAAAGTTTGATGACCCGCACATTCATTTCTTGGTGGTTATACCAAGCTACAAAATGTTTATGGGCCTTTCATATGGCATAGAGAAAGAAATATTTACAGAAGATAATCAACGATTGAAGTTGGCAGAAGCTGACCTTAAAAATGAAGTTTCCAAATTTAATCTCCCAGAAGATCGGGTTCATTATCATGCAATTCTTGAAGCACCAATAGATGGGATCTTAACTGCTGCAGAAAAAATACACGCTGATTTAATAATCATCAGCTCAAGATCACCAAATATTTCAACTAAATATCTTCTTGGCTCAACTGCATCAGCTGTAGTCCGCTATGCAGAGACATCCGTCCTGGTTGTCCGCTAATTAGTTAAAGGGGAGAAATCCCCTCTTTGAATTTCAGGCATAAAAAAACCCCGCGATTGCGAGGTTTAGAATTTGTATAGTGCGATAACTGTAAGGTGCCCACTATTTAGAGATAATAAGGCACATTCGGACAAAATGCAACAGGTATGTATGAATAACCAGTCACCGCGTTACATGACTGAATAACTGCTCTGCTGCACTTTCCTCAATGTGGCACTTCCCTGTCAGCCCTTCATAAAACGGCTTCCAATTTCTGCGCCATGTGCGCTCATTTAAATCAGGCACCAGATGCTTTATCGCCTGATAAGCCACCGACGACGGCACCCGCTTATACCCGCGCCCCGAGCATTTCGGGCAGTCTTTGAATACCGGCGCACCCTGTAATTCACTCTGTTCTTCATCAAACACCTTACCCCGCCCTTTGCAGCGGCACCGGTGAGTTAACTGCCCTTTCCCGTTACAGGTCACGCACAGTTCATCCACCAGCTCATTACGGACTATCGGCTCAACAATCTCTATACCTTCCATGTTGGTGATGCCCGGATGCTTCACTACATCCTTCCTGCTATAAATCAGCCCTTTCCCGCCGCAGTCCTGACACTGGCAGACCGAACCCGCTGAACGGGCGTAATCCTCAAAAGCCATTTTTGCCAGAATAACCATGCACTGAGCAACACGATTACCGGCTGCTCTGGCCACCAGCTTTGGCACCGTGCGCAGGGCATACAGTGTCAGTGCCTCAATAGTCCTGAATTTATCCTCAGTGCTGACATCATTTTTACCAAAGAACGCATGCATACCGAACGCGGCACGCTGCGACGCCATACCCATGGCCGCTGCTGAGTCCATGCCTTTCAATCTGTCAGGGGCTGTTGAATTTGAGCTATCACTGAATGTCGGTGACTTCGGATGAAATTGTTTTAATGCGCTTTCGAGTTTCATTTATGCCGCCTCCCGGTGTTTTTCCCGGTAAAATGTAAGCTCACGAACTTCGCTTCCCTCGAGGATCAGGTCGTTAAAATCGCCTTTATCCGGCCAGCGGACACTTACTTTTTCCACATCGTTATTTGCCACAAGGTTACGCCTCGCGCAGGCAAACGCAGCCGCGTGTCCCGTGGCACTGCCGGTGTCGGTATCGGCAAAAACAACCAGATGGGTAACACCCAGCGGCGCTACAAATTTATCCATAAATCCGGCGGTCATGGTTGCCCAGGTATTCACGCCGTAAACCTGCTTGCAGGACAATGCTGTCTCTATCCCCTCTGCCACTCCCAGTGTGGATGCCACCGGAAACATGCGGATTGCCACAGAATCTGCGTAGTCCAGATAGTTATCTTCCTGTAATTTTGTCTGGCGCTTAACTATAAGGATATCAGCCTTACTGTTTCCGTCTAAATACGTCCGGTGCAGATAGCACAACTGCCCTTTTGAGTCGGTCGCCAGCGCCCACATGGCCTGATAGTTAATAACTTCCATCCCTTTACGGGTAGGCTGCTTTTCACAAAACCGGATACATTCTGCCGGCAGTGTGAATATGCCACGATTTTGCAGGTAACCCACCGCTGACGTGTTTTTCAGATCCGGCATTTGCGCGTAGCAACTGATAAACTTCTCCCGCTCTGCGCGTGTGCTGTTGTTCGTCGGTTTTGGTGCTTCTTTTTCGCGGGCGTTTCCGAGCAGTTGATCCACTTCATCAGCCAGGTCTTTAAAACTTTTGCCCTGGGTACGTTCCAGCAACTGAAACCCGTTACCTGATCCACAGGTACAAATCCATGTACCGCGCCCGTCTTTATCATCAATCCGGAATTTCCCTTTCCGTTCACACAGCGGACATTTGCCCATGAAGTGTTTTTTGCCGGTGATCGGCGGAAGCCCGTAATAAGCAAAAATCTTTTCCCACTGCCCCTGTGCTGCGTCTGCTGTATTCACAATAATTCTCCCTGCTGTGTATTTTTATTCAGTTGCTGTTTTAAATCTGCGATTCGTGCGGTCATGACTTCTTTGGCTTTTTGCTGACCCTTCGCCCATTTGATGCGTTTATGTCTGATAAAACTGGTTACTTCCGGCGTGATCTCCAGCGGTGTGCTGTGCAGACCATTCGGCCATTCACCGAACTTATCTTTGAAGGTATTCCCGACCCATCCGTCACTGACCGGTTTACCCTCGGTGGCACGGATGTTCTGGTAATATTTGAGTTGGGAGAAAAAACGCTGTTTATCTTTCAGGGTGTGTACTTTCTCTGACTTACCCATCTTTTTGATATTGCGGGAGGTATCGACATCGACGTCTTCACCTGCCAGCGGTTTAAAGCCGCATTTAGGGCAGACATAGACGCCCGCCGGTTTCATGTAATGGCAGGATGTGCATTCTTTCGGCTTCTTCTCCCGCTTTTCCTGTTCGCGGACAGATGATGATTCTTCCAGACCGTCACTTTGACCCGGCAGCTCGTCATATTCGATATCATCAGGAAAGCCCAGGCGGTGTACAGATCCGGAGTGATCGAAAATAAGGCATTTATCTTTCCCGTCCGCTTTACGCAGACCCCGCCCCAGACACTGAACCCATCGGATTTCTGATTTAGTCGGTCTGGCGTAGATAATGCAGCGGACATCACTGTCGAACCCGGCAACCAGAGTGCCGACATTCACGATAATTTTTGTGGCGCCCTGTTCAAACCGGTGAATGATAAGCTGGCGCTCTTCGTGAGGCGTTTCTGCTGTAATGATCTCGGCATTCACTCCAGCGCGGTTAAACGCTATCGTGACGAAATTGGCATGACTGACCGTCACACAGAAACAAATCGTCGGCAGGTTTTCACCATTGACCAGCCAGTTATCAACCACATCACCAACCAGGTCAGAACCGGACATGATTGCCGCTATCTCAGCCTCTTTGTAATCGCTGCCATACTCTGCGCTGCTGGTGGATTTTACCGAGGACAGATCCGGTTTCGTCGGGGCGTAAAACTCATACGGACTCAGATCCCCGCGGTCAATCAGCTCTTTCATCGTGGTGGGCTTGATCAGTGTTTCGTAGTAGGTGCCCAGAAACGGAGAGAATGGCGTACCGGATAACCCGATCACCTTAAATTCACTGTCGCGGATAACTTCCAGTAACTTTTTACGGCGCAGATGAGCCTCGTCGATAAACAACAAATCAATGTTGTCCGGAAACTCACGACGGATCAGTGTGTCAGCTGAGGCTATCTGGATCAGTCGCGTCGGGTCATAGTTCGGGTGATCCCGCCAGACAAAGCCGATATCGTCCATCGGAATGCCGTAATCCTGAAACCGGGTTGCAGTCTGTTCGATCAGAATGGTATATGGCACAACAAACATCACCCGCATATCACGGCTGATACAACCATGTGTGACGAAAGCCGCCAGTGCTGTTTTACCGCTGCCGGTCGGACTGCTGATCATAAACGTGCGGTGAGATTTCCACCCGCTGCGTAATAAACTCAGCGCCCGTTCCTGTGAAAAATTTGGTGTGATAGTTAACATGCCATTACCTCCGTCGTACTGACTCGATGGAAAGTAAAACCACGATGACTTTTAATTTTTCCAGCCACACAGGCATAAACAGATGAAGGATCAAATCCAAACTCAATCAGGGATTTTTTCCCCCTAAACTCTGTAGTGGTGCGTGTCTTTTTATCCGTAGCGCGGATCGTGCCTTTGAATTGAGTGTTATCAGCACCTCTGGCAACCTGTATTAGTCCGATGCTTATTGCGTGTCTGATGTTGCCTTTCGGGGTAACCCATTCGAGATTAGCTACACGATTGTCAGTTTTAATACCGTTTTTGTGGTTAACATAAGGCAGACCAGCGGCGTTATTGATGAAGGTCAGAGCGATCAAGCGATGCACTGCAAACTGTGAACCGTGGCTGTTAAAACTAAAATTTACTGTCAGATAACCGTCTCTGCGCACCCTTGGTTTTAATAATTTGCCTTTAATCTTCATTTTTTTGGCGCTGCCGGTTGTATAGCGATCCACGCTACGAATCCGCCCTAAATTACTGACTTCGTAGCTTTCCCCGAAATTAGCGATAGTGACCTGTACCCATTCCTCTGACGGTAAATTGGTGCCATAATGGTCAACGGTGGTTTGATTATTCATAGTCTTCCCCCTCTAAGACCGAACCAGCATTCCCGTCGAAAGTTGTGCTGTTCGGTCTTTTATTTTCTTCTACAGGTTCGAATGTTGCTGGTAACGTGAATGCACCCTTTTTATCTGACGCTCCGGCGTTTAATCTGAATCTCACCCCTTTCGTTACCGTGCTGTTTTCAGCCATAAACAACGCATTTTTCTTTCCGTCTGCATAGCCGCCCCAGAATCCCTCTGGGTTAATTTCATAGACTTGCTTTACCCGGCAACGTAAATGACCTGCATCTTTCAGCGCAGCGACTGCGCGATACACTGCGCTTCGTGAAAGACCTGTATCGGCGATAATAGATTTGATATCTGTCATGGCTGCACCAGAGCTGCGGTCCATGATTTTGATTAAATGGATATAGAGCCTGATTGCGCTCACATTGCCCTCTTCTGCTAGCTTCGATATCAAATCCAAACCAGAATCGTAGGCCTGAATAAAACTCAACCCTTTGCCTTTGGGGAGTTTTAATGATTCAATACGTTTTCCAACCTCAGTTTTCGCCATTTCCTAACCACTCCGTAACGTATTGTTTTTAATAACATTCCCAGCTATGACACTAAACGTCCCGCACGGTGGGATTTTTGGGGTACTTAACTAATTGATTTTATTGGTTTTCCTAAGTTGCCCTTTTATTATCTATTAGCCTATGTACTCGAAGACTCGATCTTGTGTTGCCCTTGACCTTGTTTTTTACTATTTAACCCATTGCTGTAATTGATATTTTTCCCCTGCCAAGGGACTGATCCATTTAGTGTGATCCTCAGACACCTACCCTGAAACAGCACCTGAATTGGGATTTGTCCTTGGCATGGCCCGCGATACTGACAATGGATCAGCCGTATAACCCTGCATCGCCCTGTTAAACTTTCTGACGTACTCTCTGAGCCGTTTATTCGCTTCTCTGCGGGCTGTGTTGTCCTTCCTGTACGAAACCAGTTCTGACCCCCACCACTCATCAAACACCGCCGTATAAGCCACCAGTGCCTTGTTTCTGGCCCCCGGTGATAACTGCGACAGCATTTCCTGAATCCATTTACCGTCATCAGGAAAATAGCTGTCAGGCATCAGTATGTTTTGGTTCGGATGCATGGTTCAGTAACTCGTGGGTGTAAGGAATTTCAGGATCGTAATGACACAGAATCGCCACATCTTCCGGCACACCGCGCCATTTCCATTTACCTACGCCTTGACTGCTGCGTGGTTTGCCTTTGAGTGGATACATCTGTCCGATCTCGGCGTTCGTTTTGTGAATGCCTTTTAAAATTTCATATAAGCTCATATCGCCCTCTTGAAAGTTTTCTTTCGTTAAATCATATTAAAAAGTAACGTAGGTTTCAATGTATTTTGATATATTAGTTTCGGATAAATTATGAGGGCCATTAAGATGAGTACTTTTGGTGAGAGACTTTTCGAAAGAAGATCTGAACTAGGCATGTCACAGGATGAGTTAGCCAGAAAGACCGGTGTATCTCGCGTAGCGATTAGTAAAATTGAACTTGGTGATTCGCAAGATACAAGGTCAACCAATCTATTCAAAATTGCAGAGGCGCTACAGTGTGACCCCAGATGGTTATTAAATGGGGATGGCGCTCCACCGGCCTCTTTTGATAAGAATGTTGAAAATAAGAGACCTGAAATGCCGGTAAGATATTCATATCCGAAACTAAGCTGGATAAGTGCCGGGCAGTGGAACGGATGCGCCGCCAGCATTGAACCTGAAGAATGGATAGGAACAGATATTTACGCGGGTGAAGAAGGCTACTGGCTTGATGTGAAGGGGGATTCAATGACATCCCATGGTGACTTTTCAATTTTTGAAGGTATGCAGGTTCTAGTCTCCAAGGTTGAAGATGTCAGGCCTGGTAAATATGTCATTGCCAGAATAAATGGCTCAGATGAATCTACATTAAAACAATATGTTATTGACGGTGGGCAGATATTTTTAAAACCATTAAACCCTAGATACCCTCTAACCCCATTTACTTCTAACTGTACGATTGATGGTGTTGTTGTAGAGTTAAGAATGAAAGTATAGATACCCAAATAGCGCCGTTTAATATCGGCGCCCTCTCCCGAAACTTTTCTTTCAAAAAAGTATTGACACTACCACCACCTTAAATGTAACCTAGGTTTCGTAACTTAACTATCTAGGTGTCAATATGAACGCAATTCAAAACAACTCAATTGATATGCTCAAAGTTTGCGAACAGATAGATGTGCTCCTGTTTCAAGCGTTGGAATGCCCATCTGAATCTGGAGTTTTTTCTCTGATAGAGATCGCTATGGAGAAAAATAATCAAATGAAAAAATGGTTATCTTCTGAACCAGCAAATAAGGATGACGCGCCTTCTCACGTCACCTTCCCGCAGCGCTTAAAGCAAGCCATGGAGGCCGCCGGATTAACTCAGAAAGAGCTGGCAGAACGTGCTGGGGTGTCGCAGGGGCTGATAAGCAAACTGGTTCTCGGTAAGGCCGCAGAAAGCAGAAAAATTATAGTTATTGCACATGCTCTTGGTGTAACGGCTGACTGGCTGCATTACGGAACCGGCGAAATGTACGCAGCTAATTTTTCTGCCGATAGTCGCGAGGTTTAAAAAATGCCGACTATACATTGTATGTCAAATTGCGATGTACCGAAACCTGACAGCTATACAGCGGTTAATGAGATGTTCATATTCCGGTTCTTTGCTATTAAGCGTATCGACCAGGATGCAAAGCCTGAATGCAAAGAAGTACAAGCTACAGATTTACGGTCTGCAAAATTACAACTCGTCCGTGATTATATTTTATCGCTGGCGACACAGATTCCGGTTAAGGCGGTGTGACATGTCACACGAACCAGTAACTCAAATGGCTATCGACCGCACAAAGCTCGTTGATGTATTAACCAGAGTTAAGGCATTTACGGTGGCGGCGCAATACCTGACCCGCGATAAAGGAGAACGTCGGTTATCGCTGGATTTACTCTGCCGGGCAGAAACGGAAATTGATGAAGTTTTGGGAGAAGAAGAAAATGGCTAGTAACAGTATGAGCCCGTCAGCCATTCCGTTAGATGTTGCCGCCTACAAAGCGCGTCTGGTCACGTCACTGTATTCCGTCATTCTGGAACGGGCAGGGAGTGAATGCTCTCCGGATTTATTCGATCTGATATCTATTGCCTGTGACATCCATTGCGAAATCAGACAATCTCTGAGTCAGGAAGTGGAGGGCGACAAATGAGAAAATACAATCCCTTACCGGCACACCGACAATGCCTTGATGAAGCCCTGAAAATAAACGAAGAATTACAGGCTTTATTATCGCCATTATTAACTACAGTCGAAAATGAAGCTGATACCGACACTTATTTAATGTTACGGGCACTACGGCGCATTGTATTAGATCAGCTGGATGAATTAACAAGATTAGGCGCGATTTTTAAATAAGGGAAAATTATGAACATCGGTGAATTGCTCGAAATTAAAGACTTCACTGTCTTTTCAGAAAAAGAACTTATAAATATATCTACCTATAGCGGTTCAGCATCGCTGAAAATTATTGAAGGCTTAAGTGTTATCGGAACTTTAATGTTTCAGTGTTCATTGGGTGATAATGACACCTTAACTAAAGATACTATCAGAAAACTTGGCTTGTTAATTCAGGATACCACCATCATTGCGGCGACATTAAACGAAAACGCAATGCAGTCTGAAGCTGAACTGGGTTCACGGGCAGCCACCCCCCCCCTGCGCAATCAAAAGGCAGGTGGGCGGGAAGATAAAATTAATAACGTTATTGGCGATATTAATAATGCTGAGTTGTCACTACAGCAACTTAAAAGTGACCTGTATGAAAACGAACCAGAGAAAGAAATAGTTTACGCACAGCTTGATTTAGTGGCATCTAAGTTAAGTGGTTCATTAGACAAACTGGAAATAATAGCAGGAAACAATCATGACTAATAAATTTGAAGCAATCGAAAATGCATCAAAGGGTGAAATCACTATCGAGATGCGCCCTGTGTATGTTGTATCAGGTGCCAATCATGCTTACCTCAGCCAGGGTGGAGCACTGAATAAACTGGCCTATATTATCGCTGAAAAGCAGTTCCGTGACGAAGGTAAGCCAACCAATTTCCCGGACGAAGAAACAGCGCTTGAAGACGGCACACCGGCTCACAAAACAGGAGAAATAACACCTGAATACCTTGAACGGAAGAACGAAGTGCTAAACGAATTAAAAGCAGCACTGCGCCATGAAAACGAAATTGTTAAATTAAATGCTGAATATGAAAAAGCAAAAAACAATGCCACTACCGCACAGGAAAAATTGTCTATAGCGTCATGGAAATTAAAGTCAGCTATTAATAAATAACAGAAACTCAAATTAAATTTTAATTACAGCGCCTGCGCTGGGGAATTCCACATCTGAGTTTCAGGATATTGATTATGGAAAATAACAACATTTTATCAAATAGAAGAAAGTCATTCACTGACGCTTTCTTTCATCATCTGAAAAAGAAAGGTAAATCAGCATCATTTAAACGCTCTGTAGATGGTGTGAAATATCAGATTGATTTAGATGCTGAGGTACTGACGCAAGCACTTATATCGCTCTATGAAAATAAGGCATGTAAAGACGCGGGTTATACCATGCAGCAGATACTTGATTCATATGCCAACTACTACAACAAAAACGGAAACATCACACCTGACGGGGAAATGTTTATCAGTTTAATTACAGAGTTAATTGCTGAAAACATGCACAGAAAGGAATTTAAGAATGACCCTGTTTAATGACCTGATGATATCTGGCAGCAGCTTAGAAAAGCGGAAATTATATCGCCGTGCAGCAGAGCAATATAACAAGGCATTTCATTTAGCCGTGCCCGGTAACGGCGCTGTATTAAGCAAGCAAGAAAAAACAAGCAAACAGGCAATGGAACGCTGCCTGATTAAATCAAAAATTAAAATCGCAGAGGGTTTGTGATGAAAAATAAATTAACCACGATTGATGCAACCGCCCTGCCAGTAATTGAATGGAAAGGTGCCCGTGTTGTAACAACCGAAACACTGGCTGCCGGGTATGGATCAGATGTCAAAAGCATCCAGATGAATCTGGCAAACCATAAAGCCCGCTTTATTGAAGGTGAGCACTATTTCAAACTCGAAGGTGACGAATTACGCCAGCTTAAGAACTGCCCCAATAGTATTGGGTCAGTTAATAAACACGCCAGAAACTTGATTTTATGGACTGAAAAAGGCGCGGCCCGTATGTCAAAAATCGTTGATAGCGACGAAGCCTGGTCATTCTTTGAAAAAATGGAAGATGCCTACTTCCGCCCGGCACCGACAGAAGTCAGCCGCAAACAGTTAGCCCTTATGGTAATTGAAGCTGAAGACCGCGCAGAGGCTTTTTCAATCGAAAATAAACAGCTTAATGCCACCGTTGAAAGCCTCGAAAAACGCTTCCGCAAAGGCATGACAATTACTTCATTTTGCAAATCGCTGAACGGCGTCAACGTCAGTAAGGTGATGTCGTGGGCCGGTGAACGCAACTGGGTGTTTAATTCCCGGCGTGACCAGAGCAAAAGCCCTAAATGGCGCGTTGCCTCATATGCGCGGGATAAATACCTGACGGAAGAAGAAACCCAGATCACCCCGCACGGTATGGATGAGTTTACCAAATTCACACCGGTGTTACTGGAAAAAGGCTGTCAGCGGTTGTTTCAGCTTTATATGAAAGGTGAATTACCGATGAAAAAGACATGGAACGGCGAATACAGCCACGATAAAGCCATTTATACCATGGAGGGTAAATAATGATTACTCACACCGCAATGACGCACGGCATCACTGACGAAACCGGAAATTTAATCGGGTATCCGGAGGCTATTAATTCACTTGATTCCGGTGAATATGACGACAATTTGAAAGACGGCTTTTCACTGATGTATGCAGTGTTCAGAGGGTGGCAGGAAAAATACCACTCACCGACCGATGACCAGCGCGTCACGATGTGGCGCTGGATTGTTGCAGCCTGCTTTATCTCTGAGATGCAGCAGAAAAACGGCACAGTGGAAGTAGAAAACCATCTGGGTGGTACAGATACCGCGGCTGTCTATGCAAATGAAACATCCGCCATGTCTGTTTACCCCGGCCCGCTGCGTCTTGCGCTGGCCGTTAACATTGAACAACTGACAAAGAAAAAATACGGGGAAGAAGCCGGCCGTATGCTGGCACTGAACATATATATGGATTTTGTTGACACCCCAAAAGGTCGTGGTGTTTGCCTTTCTGATCGTGGGCGGGAGGGGTTAACCATTCTGCATAACGACTATTTGAATGAACTAAACACCAACGGCATTCCGCCGGTTCCGACACTGCACTGACAGGGAGATCGATATGTTATTTAAATCAAATATGCTGTGGGTTGCTTTAACCATGACCGCCGAGGTCAACCCTAAACGTCCGCAGCTGAAAGATACAATACACATTACTTCATGGCATGTGGAGTCAACGAACGGTGCCGCCTGCGTCCGCATGGAACACGGCATACCGGTTAATGAAGATATCGATACAACGGTGCGTTTCTTTGACGACATCCCTGATGCGGCTGAATTCAGTGAACTGCGGTTCGATGGTGAGCATCGCGTAATCCACTATGACGAAAATAAAACTGAAATTGCCTGTAACCGTATTGAGCTGGTCGATTGTCGTTACCCTGATATCGACAAAGCCATTCCCGTGGCAACAACCGACAAGCTGCCATGTGTCGGGCCCGAGCATCTGGCTCTCCCGTACATCCTTTTCGGTGACTACGCGATTGTAATCAGGCTCCACCCGTCCGGAGAAGAAACGGCGGTGCGTGTGGAATTTGATGCCTATGTTAATGAGGAGTTCGGCAATCCGTTACTGCTGATTATGCCACGCTACCCGAATTCATTTGAGATTGCAGAAGCAGCAGCACTGACCAAGCGCACGGAGGCATTACAGTGAAAATCGAATTTATCTCAAACGGCAACATAGCCAAGGTGGTGATCCATTCCTTCATCACCGGACACCGGAAACTGAACCGCCTGGTTGACGCGGCCCTGCTCCGTACTCCGGTTCAGCAATCAACCACCGGCCTGTTATTCCGCGTGACGACTATCTACGGCAAGCAGAACCATGTCCGCCGGGCACATAAGATTATCTGCCGGGAGGTGTCACGATGAGCCGGCAGGAAGAAGATTACGAAATCAGTGTGTACGACGACCCGCTGATAAAGGCGATCCACCATGTAGATGACGGACGGGATTATACACAGCGGATTATTCACGATATGCGTCAGCGGTATTACATCAGAGCGGGGATATACCTTCCCCGCCCACCAGCACCACAGGTCGTTGCGCCGAAGTTAACCCCGATAATGACGGGTAAAAAGCGGAATAAGAAAGTCAGGAAGGTGAGCCATGAACAAATAATTTGAAGCGATGATCCGCCGTATGTACGGCAACCGCTACAGCTTAGAACGGGATATGGAAGGCAATTACGCCCGTGAAATTGTTCGCCGTATGTTTGAAGTCTGGTGTGCTGCTAAGGGGATCAAATGATGAATAACGACAGAAAACGCTTTGAAAAATGGCTGGCAGAAACTCACGGCTTATTTGACGAGGATGTCGCTTTCGACGACAAACGCAACTGTTATGTGAGATTCGATATACACCTGGCATGTCAGGCGTGGCGGGAAAGCGGCAAACACTCTGCTCTGGTTGTTATTCCCAATTATCCGGGCATGGGCGGTATAAATACCCACCCTCAAAGAGCGGGTAAAGCTTATGCACAAACGGAGATTTTGGGGCGTACGAAAGAGATGATTGTTGCCCAGGGGTTCCGCGTAAAGCATGTATCGGAGGTGGTGAATGAAGACGACTGATCTGCATCTGGTGCAAATTATCACAACCGCCGGTCACGACCCGTCTGATATCACGGATGCGGTCTGGAACGCCGGTTATCGGAAAACGAATTTTACCACCGAGCAAATTATCAAAATGGCGGTGAGTCAAACGGCTGATATTTTACTGAATGGATTACCGACAGATACACTACCGAAGACGCTGGATGATCTGAGCCAATATGAGCTGAATACGATTATCTTTGAAACAAAATGGGAAGGCACACCTGCGGCGGTGGCTAAAGAAATATTGGTGAACGGGTATAATAAGGAGATAGAAAAATGACGGAGTTACCAGAAAAAGAATCCCCTTGGCTTAAGACCAGCGAACTCGCATCCAGATATGAAGTTAAGCCACACACGATCCGTCTGTGGGCTGGTAATGGAAAGCAGCGGCGCGAGGGATTTCCCCGCCCGCGCTATAAATCAAAAGAGCTCGTCTTTATGAAGCAGGACATTCTTGATTGGGAGAATGGTAAACAATTCGAGTGACCTTGTCCCACCACTTCTCGTACGCTTCACGCTGTTCATCAAGGTAGGTGTGCTTATCGTACACCTGCCATACTCCGGGTAGCTTGTGCCCCAGCATAATTTCAGCTACATGTGGCATGGTTAAATCAGACACCCCGGTGCGCATAGTCTTCCGCAGGTCATGAATGGACCATGTTTTATAGTTTTCAAAATATGGTGCCATTTTTTTATTTAGAAGTGTGCTGATATAAATATGCCCACCGGGCTTCATGTGTCCACCACTGGGAGACGGCAGGATATAATCGCCACCATCGTTAAGTGAAATCAGCCCGCAAATAAATTCTTTGGCCACTGACGTTATCGGACGCACTATTGGTTTTTTGCTTTTTTTGCCGGTTTTATGATTTTCAGGTGGAATAACCCACACACCAGTATCAAGGTCGAAATCGCTGACTTTAGATTTCATTAGCTCACCCACCCTGCATCCAAATAAAAGGCATAATTTAACCAAGTATCTATTCCTTAGACTGTAGCCAGGAGCATCAATAAGTGAGAACAGTACTTCCAGCTCCCCCGCCGACAGCACCCTGTCACCCTGATTTGCGATAACCCCTACATCAGCCGTTGTTACGTCAGATAATGGGCTATTTTTTATAATACCCCGACGAATACCCCAGCTGTGCGCCAATTTAGCGTACTGCAATATTTTCCCACCGATGGCAGGGTATACTTTTACTACATCCTCAACCAATGACAGCCATAGATATAAATCAGTCTCATTATGAGGAATACTGCCAATTTTCGGGAATACGTGTATCTCGAATGTTCTCAGGATCTGCTTTGCATTCACCTGCTTATTTTTCAGTGACTTTTCCCACCACTCACGGATAACAGCCTCTGTCGTTCTCGCAGTGACAGCCAGCTGAATTTTCATCTGCCTAACTACCTTTGGGTTACGCAGTTGCTCCAGTTCACCACGACAAATAAGCACTGATTCTCTGGCTTCTTTCAGACTCGTTGCAGGATAGGTTCCGATATCCATTCGCTCGGCTTTTCCGTTCCAGCGATATCTGAACTGAAATATTATTTTTCCCTTTGGGGTTACCCGCGCAGAAAGTCCATCACGATCCGCCTTTGTTACTGCTTTTTCCGCAAGCTTTCCGGAAGCTGAGCGCAACCATGAATCGGTTAAAGCCAT